CAGCGAATGCGGCGCTGAAGAAGAGCGGTGATGAGGGCAAGGCCGCACGGGTAGCGAACAGTGCGGTGAAGAAGTTACGTGTGAAGAAGTTCAAACCCCTTGATATTTAAAAACAAAACCTTAAGGTAATTTGAAATGACCGGCAAACGAGGGCGACCTGCAGGCACCGGAGTGGCATCGCGCGCCAAGGCGCAAGCGATGTCGATGGCCGAGGTGAAGCCGCTTGAGGTCATGCTCAAGGTCATGTGCGAACGCTGGCGTGATGCCGAGGACGCGCGTGCGGCTGGCGATCGTGAGGTGATGCTCGGTGCGCAAGGTGCTGCATTCGATTGCGCGAAGGACATCGCGCCCTACATTCATCCGCGCTTGCAGGCCATGACGCTCAAAGGTGATAAGGAAAATCCGTTGCAGGCGGTGCTGGGCATCTACAGCACGGAGCAGTTGAAAGCGGCGGTTCGGGGCGTGAAGTGACCGGGGCTGTGACGTGAGCGCACAGCTAAAATACGACGGCGTTTCAATGCTCGATGTCCCGTTCGAAGACTTATTCGATGAGTGGTCACGCCGCACCGACAACTACACCAACGTGCCATTGATCCGTGCAATGTGCATGTATGACCGGTTCTTTCTGCTCGTGCAGATGATGTCCCGCAAAGACGCGCTGCATCCTTGGATATACGCGCGGTGTCGTGAGGTCGAAAAAGATCCGTACGGGTACATAGACATCTACGGGCGCGAGCACTACAAGTCCACGCTGATAACTTTCGCTGGGTCTATTCAGGAAATACTGTGCAACCCAGAGATAACAATTGGGTTATTCAGTCACACCAAATCCATTGCGCGCGCATTTCTGCGACAGATAAAAGTGGAACTTGAAACGAACATGCGCTTGCAGGCATTGTTCCCTGATGTTCTCTACGCCAATCCGTTGGAGGAAGCGCCGTTGTGGTCCCTCGACGCTGGTCTGGTTGTCAAGCGCAAAGGTAATCCGAAAGAGGCGACGATTGAAGCGTGGGGATTGGTTGATGGCATGCCAACGTCAAAGCACTTTGGTATTCTTTTATACGATGATGTGGTGACCAAGGAATCTGTTAGCACACCGGAGCAAGTGCAGAAGACCACAGAGTCGTGGGAACTGTCTGACAACTTGGGTGCCAGTGGCGGCGTGAAAATTATATGCGGCACACGCTACAGTTTCGCTGATACCTATTCTGAGATAATCAAAAGAGGTGCTGCGAAAACTCGCATCTATCCGGCAACAAGTGACGGCACCATAACAGGCAAGCCGGTTTTGTTTTCGCAAGAAGAGTGGGACCGCAAGGTGCGTGATCAGGGTGAGGCAACGATCAGTTGCCAGATGCTGGCGAACCCACTCGCGGGGCACCAGCGTATGTTTGACATCACCGACTTGCAAGTCTATGAAGTGCGCCCCGCCACGCTGGCTGTGTACATACTGTGTGATCCCGCACGCAGCAAGAAGACTGACAGCGACAACACGGCGTATGTGGTGCTGGGTATCGACTATGCGAACAACAAGTACCTGCTTGATGGCGTCAACGAGAAGCTTGACTTGATGGAACGCTGGACGCGGCTCGCCAACTTGTACCTCAAGTGGAAGCAGACCACGGGGATAACTGCTGTCTATGTGGGTTACGAAAGTTTTGGCGCGCAGTCTGATCTGGACTACTTTAAAGAGCAGATGAAGATAACCGGTGTTCGCATCGATATCAAGGAAGTGGCGTGGCCGCGTGAAGGTGGTGGCAGCAAGACTGATCGTGTGCAAAGACTCGGCCCCGATTTCAGGGCTGGTAAATTCTTTTTACCCTATCCGACAGACGAGAAGAACTACACGTCGAATCAGCGCAAGATGTTGCCCGGGTATGGCTACCGCATCGCCCAGCCGATCCGGCGCAAGAACACCAACAACGAGATGTATGATCTGGTCGAAGAATTCAAGATGCAAGTGCATTACTTCCCGTTTGGCGGGAAGAAGGATTTGTGTGACGCTGCCAGCCGTGTATACGATATGGAGCCAACACGCCCGACGATCAATGAAGCGCGATACCAAGAGCCTGAAATAGTTTAGGGAATAACTATGGGTTGCCTGTATAAGATAGATTTTCCAAATGGCAAAGCGTACGTGGGTGTTTCCAAATACACCGCTGACGTGCGGTTGCGTGGTCATCTCGCGTACGCCTTCAATAAGAACAGTGCTCACGCAGTGCATCGGGCGTTAAGGAAGTTTTGGCCCGGTGGCGGTGTTACAGTGAACACACTAGTTGTGGCGTCTGACACCAGCTATTTGATGTTGTTAGAGCAGCGGGCTATTGCCGCCTACGGCACTCTCGGCGTGTTGGGTTACAACATGACGTCTGGTGGTGATGGTGTGCGAGCGTTGAGCGTTGATTCTGCGCGGCGCAAGGCGGCTCGTATTAAGGCAAGTTGGGTGGGTGCGGACGCACGGAAGCAAGACACAGCGCGGCGTCTCGTGCGCGCGCGGGCGGGTATGCCTACCACGGATAAGAAGCGCGCGGCGGTGGCTGCAGCTAACGCCGCCAGAGCGGGCTGGCATCATTCAGATGCAGCTAAGGCCGCGATGAGCCAGAAAGCCATGGGGCGGGGCACTAGTGACATACAAAAGAAAGCTGTTGCTGCGGCTAACAAGCGAAGGAAACAATCATGAGCGTCACCAAAGCACTCAACCAAAACAATCTGGGCGCGCGCGTTGTCGCACGCAACATCAGTTGGCTCGACCTGTGCACGCGTGCATGGGGCGGTGAATGGAACGCACCGGACCACAACATCTACCAGTTCTCCAGTGGCCGCAACTACGACAGCACGGACCTGAACAACACCGGCATCTATGATGGGGGCGTAAACACATGAGTGCCACACTACCGTATGACCCGCGCTATGAAGCGTGGCGGCGCGAGCAGGATGGGGGCGAGGACACCCTAAAGGAGGACACGCAAGGCCCTGTGGAGAATCTGATAGGGCGCGCGGGCCGGTTTGTGCAGGCCGTGGGTGGGCGTGTGCGTGAGGGCCTCACCGCCGCCAAAGGTGCCAGCCCCGTTGCCGCGTCGGTGGGTCAGTCCATGGTGGCGGACCCCATTGAGCGTGGTGGTGCCGCGCTGCAGGACTGGACCGGCACACCCCGAGACATCACACCAGAGCAGCCGTACTCGCGCTTGGTCAGTGGCTCTGGGCAAGCAGCGCGCCTTGATCCGCGTGCTGTGGACGTAGGCATGCTCGCGCAGCCGGCAGGCAGTCTGGCGCTCAAAGGCGCGCGCGCTGCCGCCCCTGTGGTTGCGCGCCAGATCCCGCGCCTTGCTGAGGCGTACCTTGACACGACGGGCTTGCGCCTGAACGCCGCACCGGCAGGGCGCTCGATGGAGGGTTACGAGAGTATGTTGACCCCACCTGCGGACGTTGTGAAAGGACCTAAAGCAACCAAGACTGTGCCACGCACGTTGTCAGGCTTGACTGAGTTGGTGGGGCCAGAGAATGCTGACATCGCCCGCTCGCTGATGACCTCGAGCAAGAATCAGCGGTTGCCCAGAACCACTGTTGAACAGGCTGTGGCAAACCGCGCGGCTTTGCGTGCGGAGGCTGATGTCACACCCGGTGCTACTGCGAGTGAAGCGGAATGGGCTGATTGGGGCAAAACGCATGGTGTTGACATGACACGCACACCGGATGTGTCGCTAGGCGTGAAAGATCCGGTGACGGGTAAAGACATCACCGTGCCCGGTGGGCTGGAAGGCCGCTTCACCATACCGGATGTGTTCCACATCAAAGCCAACAACTTTGATCCCAATCATCTGCCGCGTGATGTGCATGACAAACTGATGCAGAAATTTATGCGCACGTATGAAACGGGGGCACCTAAAGACATCGCCGACAAATACAACGCCTTGAGTTTCGCGCAGCTATCACCCAACGCACCCTTGACGCAAAACCAGTTTCTGGCTGCACGCTTGCGTGCTTCAACACCTGATGATGTGCGTGCCATGGCAAACACGCCCGCCTTGACGGGAGCATCGTCTGGCATGGGTGCAGCCAAGTCCGGTGGTATGGGTGCGTTAGGCACAGCGGAACTGGGTAACCTGAACAAATTATCGGAAGCTTTGGTTGCGAAACCGGAGATGTTCGATATTGGCCCGGGCGAAACAATGCGTGACGTAACCCGCCGCACCATGAATCAGGTGCCCGGCTTAGGCCCCAAAACCGCATCTCTTGGCACCCCATGGCTTGATCTGAACCGCGCCAACACCAGTGCTGTTGACTTACACATGATCCGCAACAGTTGGAACCGTTTGTTGAGTGATCCTGAAGTGGGTAACGCATTCACTGAGCGCATGGCGTCCTTGCTTAAGGTTGACCCGACACCGGAAGCCGTGCGTGATTATGCAAAAGCCCACCCCAAAGTAGCGGAGAAAGTGGCTATCAACGTGATTGGTGGGACTACCAAAGCACAAGTGTATCGATCCAAAAAGACGGGGGAACTGGTTGGGGGTGCTGATCCCGCGCTGGCCCCACACCGGCTGGCGTATGAACCGAAAACCGTTCAGGACTTCAATCCGTTTTACAACAAGGTGGTTGATTACGTGGATGAGTCACGCGGCCCTAATCCGGTGTTGCCTTTGTTCCCTGAACAATGGCGCAAGTGGGACACCTACCGAGGACGTGTTGAGCCACATGAGCAGGCACACCCTGATTTTCGCAAACTGCCGAAACAGTCGTTTGATGAGATGCAGAAAGCTTTTGCGGAACACAAGCGCGCGGGGTACACAAGCGCAGCAAGCAAACAGATGAAACCAAGTGATTGGCGCAAGTTGTACTACGGGCAAGCGGACGTAGGCATTTTGCCGTACACAGCAGGTGCGGGTGCAGCAGGCATGGCGTTATTGGATCGAAACACCGTGCCTTTGTCTGAAGCCCAGAAATGACCGCATATCGAAATTAGTATAAAGTGTCCACTTTCGGAGGTGACTCATGGACGAGATGAAATCAGACGCGAAGCGCCCTTACAGCGACACCATGTCCATGAAGGGCCACATGAAATACATCAAGGAGCGCATGACGGTGCCTGAGTCACGCGTCAACAAGGACGGTGATGACGCCTTGAAGAACATGAAAGAGGAGCAGGCCGAGATGCGCCAAGGCAGGAACATGGGCGAAGCAGGCCGCAAGTGGAAAGAGCATTTCGGTGCCTGATGACAAGGACATCGTGAACGTGGCGGCTGTGGCCGTGTACGCACAGGCGCAGGTTCACACCCACGAGTATGCCTGCACGCAGGTATACAACTTCGGGTATAAGTGCGCCATGGAAGAACTCAAAAAGGAAACACCGTGGATCAAGCCGACATCCAAGTAGTCGAACGCACCTCGATTGACAAGGGTGAGGAGCAGATGACGGTGATGGCAAAGTTGGCGGCTCAAGTTCTTACAAGTGCATACCCCAATCACTTGTGGATGGTGGGCTGGGCACCCGGGGCGGTGCTCGTCATCAAGTACGGCTCGGCGGACGCGCGTTTCGGCTACACGGTGGACGCAGGCAAGGCCGCGACGATCAGTGAGTTTGAGCGCGCGGTGAAGTGGGGTGGTGGCGAGTTGCTTGAGCGCCTTGGCATGCCGCGCGGCGCGTGGAACGGCGAGGACTTCGGTAAGGTGTATGACGGCGCGGATGAGGTTGGACCCAACAAGGTGAGGCACTAACCCGTGGGCACCATGCGCCCCGATCCACGCACGCACAGCCCCACCGCGCAAGACGGCGCGGCGGCGCAAGGCCCTGAGCAGGATGACAAGGACTGGATCAGCCGCGCGCAGAGTGCCTACGCCGCGAGCACCAGTTACGTGGACAGCAACTACCGCAAGGTGTGGGAAGACAGCATCCGTGCCTTCAACAACCAGCATCCTACCGACAGCAAGTACAACCAACCCGCCTATGAGAAAAGAAGCCGGATGTACCGGCCCAAGATCCGCGCCATTATCCGAAAGAACGAGGCGGCTGCTGCGGCGGCTTTCTTCAGTAACGTGGATGTGGTTTCAGTCACGCCGTCGGATCAGAGCAACAAAACGGAGGTGGCTAGCGCGGAACTGATGAAGCAACTGCTCCAGTACCGCCTGACCAAAAGCATTCCGTGGTACCAGACCCTGCTCGGGGCCTTCCAAGACTCGCAAACAACCGGCGTGGCCTGTGCCCATATCTACTGGCACTACGCCGAGGAGGAGATAAAGCCTGAGAAGCGCACGCCGGCCCCCGTGGCTGAGGAACCCAAGACACTCGCTGATGCTTTAAAGCCTGACGAGGAGTACCCTCAGCAGACCGCCACGCCGCCCAATGCGGTGGTGGCCACCGACGGTCAGACCATGCAGGAGGAGGCCCCACCAGCCCCACAGGAAGCCCCAGAACCCAGTGGTGCCCATAAGGTCATCATGGACGAGCCGGCAGTGGAGGTGTTCCCTGTGGAGAACCTGCGCATCGACCCGGGCGCGAACTGGGTGGACCCGATCAACACCAGCCCGTACCTCATTCACCTCATGCCCATGTACGTGCTGGACGTGAAAGAGCGCATGGCAGACGGCGACTGGCGCACGTTGCCCGACGCCGTGATCGGCGCGGCCACTGAGGCCAAGACCGACACCACACGCTTGGCGAGGAACAAGGACCGTGATGACCCCTACAAATCAGACGTGGACGTGGATGACTACACGGTGGTTTGGGTGCAGCGTCATATTCATCGACGTGATGGGCAGGACTGGGAATTCTACATGATGGGTGATCAGGCCCTGCTCACGGACCCACACCCGCTTGTGGACACCGTGTTCCATGGCATGCGCCCGTATGTGATGGGCTGTTGCATTCTGGAGACGCACAAGGTGTTCCCCACGAGCGTGCCGCAACTGGGTAAGGGCCTGCAGGACGAGGCCAACGAAATCGCCAACCAGCGTAGCGACAACGTCAAGTTCGTATTGAACAAGAAATGGTTTGTCAAGCGCGGCAAGGAGGCGGACGTGGCGGGGTTGCTGCGCAACGTGCCGGGCGGTGTGGTGATGCTCGATGACCCGCAAACCGACGTGCGTGAAGTGACGTGGCCGGATGTGACGGCCAGCGCATTTCAGGAGCAGCAGGGTGTGGACAACGGGCTGGATGAGTTGCTGGGAAACTTCAACCCCGCGTCAATCATGGCGCAGGGCCAGTTGAATGCACCCGCACGCAACATGACCATGTTGAGCCAGAGTAACGGCACGCTGGTTGAGTATTTGATTCGTACCTTCACGGAAACCTTTGTGCTGCCCGTGATGCGTCAACTGGTGCTACTGGAGCAGCAGTACGAAACCGACACGACGATCTTGAACATCGCCGGCAAGAAAGCACAACTGGCACAACGGTTCGGTGTGGATGAAGTCACCGACAGCATGCTGGAGCAGGAACTCACGTTGAGTGTGAACGTGGGTATGGGGGCCACTGACCCCATGCAGAAACTAAACAAGTTCATGTCTGCAATGGGCGGGTACTTGCAGATGATGCAAAAGCCCGTGCCCGGGGTCAACATGCTGGAGGTGGGCAAGGAGATTTTCGGCGCGCTCGGGTACAACGACGGGTCACGGTTCTTCACACAGGATGATCCGCAAGTGGCGCAACTCACGCAGCAACTGCAACAGATGCAGCAGGCGTTGGCCGCAGCACAAAAGGCCGCAGCCGATAAGCAAGCTGACATTCAAGCCAAGCTTGCCATCGCCAAGTTGAACAACGAAACCAACCTGAAAAAAGCGCAGATGCATGAGCAGTCCGAGAACAAGCGCACGCTGGCCACGCACTACCG